GATTTTAGTTCTGGGTTAATCCCATATACATCCATTCCCATAATATTTCTCCTTTAGTTAATAAAAGTGTGATGAGACCAAAGTTACAAGTAACGCTTAGAGCCTTGGTTAATATAATTCAATATCCTTCTATGAAGGGTTACTATATCCTGTATAACTCTCACCACATATACATTTTATACAATTTATCCCATACAAGCAAGCACAACGACTAACCAATTTTTAAAGACCAATAAACAAATTGGTTAGTCGTTGTGCTTGCTTGTTTGTTCTGACTGACTGCCCACGGCTGCCAGCCTGGACGGATCTGATGTGGGCAAATAAAAAAAGGGCGATCGTTGATCGCCCTTTCTTGTTTCGGTTGGTTAGTCTGCATAGTGCTTATAATATTTGTCGGTGGTGTACTCGCTCCAAAGTTGTTCGACCACAGACATAATAAGAACCTCCCCATATTTAGAAACTGAGCTTTGCATAACTCTATCAAATACTTCTTCAATACATTCGCATTGAATGTGGCACTCAACCTCTTGCTCAATCTCCATTAACATATCTTTAGTACTCATGATAATAACTCCTGTTGTTGCATTACGATCTGACCATGCTCTGCCTCATGGTCTTCAAGTAGAGGTGTGTCCTCTAATATCTGACCATTGGCGACCACGACAACTCCGTTAATGACAAGGCTCGTACAGTTCGGCTCTATCGCCTTCGCTACTTCGAACCCATTATTATCAAACATACTTATTTTTAATTTCATTATCTTCTCCTTTGTGATTATTAAATAAGTATCTATATACTATAGAATATATCCCATATAGTCAACCCTTTGCGCGTGTGTGTTCGGCTCGGCTCGCTCCGCTCGCCTTCGCTCGTTGGGGGGGATAGGGTATAGAATGAATCTAATAGCATATTAATGAACAACAGGCGAAGCCCATAATATCTATTAGAATGAATCTATACCCTATCCCCCCCAACGAGCGAAGCGAGTGGGTTATATATAGAAGAAAAAAATAGACATGGAGAGAATATCCAGAAACTTTGACAAATAGGCCTACCCCCTTCATCATAGGAATCATTGAAAACGATTTGGCCACAAAAAATTTTAAAATTTCAAAATATTTGGCATGGAAAACCCTGATATAAATTTAGAGAAACTAGCCGAGCGATACCCCGAAGCTACCAAAGAACTGCTGGAGCTTACCGAAGCACTAAATTCCAAACAATTACAGCGTGAAGGACAAGAAAGTTTTTTGACCTACATCAATCACATGTGGCCAGACTTCGTAGAGGGCAGGCACCACCAGATTTTTGCAGAAAAACTAGAGCAAGTAGCACAAGGTAAGATAAAACGCTTGATAGTAAACATGCCACCAAGGCATACAAAGTCAGAATTTGCCTCGACATACTTCCCATCGTGGATCTTGGGCCGTAATCCTAAGTTGAAGATTATGCAGATTACGCACACCGCAGAATTAGCCTTCCGTTTTGGTAGAAAAGTCAGAGATATTATCGACTCAGAGGCTTATCAAGACGTATTTCCTGGCGTAAGTCTAAAAGCAGACAGCAAATCAGCAGGAAGATGGGAGACAAATGGCGGTGGTGAAGCGTTCTATGCAGGTATTGGTGGTGCGGTAACGGGTCGTGGTGCAGATTTGCTAGTTTTAGACGATATTCACTCGGAACAAGACGCTCTCTCTTCTACGGCTTTGGACAATGCTTGGGAATATTACAGTTCTGGACCCCGACAAAGGCTACAGCCAGGCGGAGCTATCGTTATAGTGATGACTCGATGGTCGATCAAGGACTTAACAGGCAGATTACTGAACAAACAGGGCGAAGAACACGCCGATCAGTGGGAAGTTGTAGAGTTTCCTGCAATATTTCCCGATAGTCAAAAACCTTTGTGGCCCGAATATTGGAAAAAGGAAGAATTAGAGGGTGTAAAAGCCTCTTTGCCTGTAAGCAAGTGGGAAGCTCAGTGGATGCAGAACCCTACGTCCGAAGAAGGGGCGATTTTGAAGCGAGAATGGTGGCAAAAGTGGGAAGAGGACGAAGTTCCAGAAATGCAGTACGTAATACAGTCGTACGACACGGCATATACTAAGAAAGAAACAGCGGATTACTCTGCAATCACTACATGGTGCGTTTTTTACCCTGATCCTAACTCTATGCGACCAGCTTTGCTGTTGTTAGATGTTAAAAAAGGTAGATGGGACTTTCCTACACTCAAGAGAGAGGCATACAAGCAGTTTGAATATTGGGATCCCGACACAATAATCATAGAAGCCAAGGCCAGTGGTCTACCGCTCACCGACGAATTACGTCAGTCAGGGATTCCTGTGGTTAATTACTCACCTGGCAAAGGACAGGACAAGATTGCAAGAGTAAATGCTATCGCACCACTACTAGAATCGGGAATGGTGTACGTGCCTGAGACACGATGGGCCGAAGAACTGGTAGAAGAGTGCGCAGCTTTTCCATTTGGCGACCATGACGACTTGGTAGACTCGACAACGCAAGCGTTAATGCGTTATCGACAGGGCGGATTTATTGGTTTAGAATCGGACGAGGATCTGCAGGATAGACTACCTAGACAGATTAAAGAATATTATTAGGAGAGAGCAATGGCTGACAAAGGCGAAAAGATCAAGGACCAAGGACTTGTTCCGTATGCGAAGCAAACTGATATGACTGCACCCATGACCAAACCTGGAGACGGGAAAGGCAAAAGCCGTGGTGGTGGAGACGCTATAAGAGGAACAAAGTTTACAGGCGTTTACTAAACTGTAGATGGCAGAAAACAGCAAACCAACCAACATAGAAAGGTTGTCAGATCTTATTGATCTGGAAGTTGAAGACGGCGAAGAAGTTCAGATTGAAGAGCCCATGCAAATGGGCGAAGGCGATATTGCCGTCGAACTATCCGAAGAAGGTGCACAGATAGATTTCTTTCCTGACGCGGACGTTATTGATACCACACCATTTGATGCGAACTTAGCGGAGTACATTGACGAGGGCGAGCTAGGACGAATAGCTTTTGAATTAGTTACAGACTACGAAGAAGACAAAGCAAGTCGTCACGATTGGGAAGACACATACGTAAAAGGATTAGATCTACTTGGATTTAAATACGAGGATAGAGACAGACCTTTTCCAGGAGCGTCAGGTGTAACCCATCCGTTGCTCGCCGAATCCGTAACCCAGTTCCAAGCACAAGCATTCAAAGAACTACTACCAAGTAAAGGCCCTGTCAAAACTAGAGTGATGGGGAACGAAACACCTGAGGTAGCAGACCAAGCACGTAGGGTAGAAGAGTTTATGAACTACCAGATCACTACGGTCATGGAAGAGTACACTCCAGAAATGGATCAGCTGTTATTTTATCTGCCACTAGCAGGTACAGCTTTCAAGAAAGTTTATTACGATCCCAACAAACAAAGAGCAGTTAGCACGTTTGTACCTGTAGAAGATCTTGTAGTTCCATACACAGCGAGTGATTTAGAAACTTGTGAAAGAGTTACGCATGTAGTCAAAATGACTTACAACGAAGTTAGGACTCAACAGCTTGCAGGATTCTATAGAGACATACCATTACAAGCTGCCGAAACATCTATAGGCAGTGAAACAGAGGACAAAGAAGACGAGTTAGAAGGACTTAGTTCTACATCTAATGACATGATGTACGAACTGTTGGAGTGTCACGTATCCATGGACTTGCCAGGATTCGAAGATCCAGATGGTTATCACTTACCTTTTATAATTACGATAGACAAAGCGTCAAACGAAGTTCTATCTATTAGAAGGAACTATTCTCCGAATGATCCACTCAGAACAAAAATACAATACTTTGTACATTACAAGTTTCTTCCTGGCCTTGGATTCTATGGGTTCGGCTTAATACACATGATTGGCGGATTGTCTCGAACCGCAACTGGAGCCCTACGACAATTGATCGATGCAGGCACACTGGCAAATCTTCCTGCTGGATTCAAGGCCAGGGGACTTAGAATTAGGGACGATGAAACTCCACTAGAGCCAGGAGAGTTCAGAGACGTAGACGCACCAGGCGGAGCACTAAGAGACTCACTAATACCACTGCCTTACAAAGAACCATCACAAACTTTGATGAGTTTATTAGGGTTCTGTGTAGAAGCAGGACAGAGGTTCGCATCTATTACTAATTTACAAATAGGCGAAGGCAACCAAGAACTACCTGTTGGAACAACCATGGCCTTACTAGAGCAAGGCACAAGAGTCATGTCCGCAGTACACAAGAGACTACACTACGCACAAAAAACAGAATTTAAAATTCTAACTAGACTGTTTGCAGAGTCTTTGCCTCCTGTCTATCCATATCAAGTCATAGGTGGCGATCAGCAAATCAAGCAAGCAGACTTTGATAATAGAGTAGACGTGATACCTGTGAGTGATCCTAACTTCTTCTCCATGAGTCAACGTATTACATTGGCACAACAAGAACTACAGTTAGTACAAAGCAATCCACAGATACATAATATTAAAGAGTCATACAGAAGAATGTACCAAGCTTTAGGCACTGAAAATATTGAAGCGTTGTTCGCACCTGATCCGCCCCCACCCGTTCCGATGGATCCAGCAAGTGAGAATAGCGCAGCACTAATGGGTGCACCTCTTATGGCATTTCCTGACCAAGCGCATCAGATTCACATAGAGGTGCATCTTTCTTTCTTAGAATCTGGAGCAGGTATGACAAACCCTGCAGCAGTGCCTATGATGGTGTCGCACATATTTCAACACATATCACTAGAAGCACAGAACCAAGCTAACGAGCAAATGCCAGATCAACCACAACCGATGCCAGCCATGCAGCAAGGAGGAATGATGATGCCACCCCCACCTAACCCTGCAAAAGAAGCTTTGAAGGCACAACTAGAACTAGAGATCATGGAACCGATCATGCCTAGAATAGAAAAAATACTATCTACTGACGATGGCGTAGTAGCATTGAAGCAACAAGAATTAGCTATACGTGCAAAAGAAAACGAAGATGATAGAATGATCGCAGAGGAGAGGATCAAACTGGACAAAGCTAAGCTTAAACAGAAAGACCAATCCGAAGAAGAGAGACTAAAATCTCAAGAAGATATTGCAGCAATGAAAGTAAAAGCAGATAGAGAAAAAAGAAAATGAGAGTAGGCATACCATCATTAGCTACATTTGATAGAGATCTTCTGCCTGATAATCTTAGCTCTCTTGGTATAGATTTATCAAACATACCTATGATAAATCCTGTAACGCTACCTCCTTTGCCATCTAAATCGCTTGTAGACAAATATAAAAAACTACCTCTTGGTTCAACAGGATATGTAGAACCAAACGTTGCTACAGAAGAGTCTCAACTTAGTTTAACTCCAGGGCCAGGATTGCTTCCTTATCAACCTTTTGGAAAAGATGGGCCTATTTTATATGGAACACAAGAACAAATTGATGCTGCTAAAGCCAAAGCAGCAGCAAGAAGTGCAATAACTGACGAAGATGGAAAGGTTCTACCTGGAATGACAGTTGAACCAGAAAAAGTAGCCGAAGCTGTAGCAAAAGCTTTGGGAGCTGTTAGTGGAGA